ACTTGACTCGAAAACAAAGTTTCAGGCCGTAAACAAAATTAAAGCTTCAGGCTCTGAAATGGTTAATCGGGTTGCAGCCACCTACCCAGAGAAAGCCCCGCTTTCTGGTATGGCTCCTGGCCGTAATAGCGCTGGCAGGCTTTCTTATGACGCTAAAAAGGTTCGCAAGGGCGTAACTATCCAGGTAGGCGGGCGCTCTGTAAAGGGCACTATTCCACTTGTGACGCTGACCCAGAAAAACGCTGGCGGCGCAATTTTTGACATTGCAGGCCTGCGAGATGGAAGCTCTGTATTTGTTAAGAATCTCAATGCTTACTACGGCCGAGCGCAGCGCGGCATGTGGCGTGAAGCCAAGTTTATTTATGGGCAGGCAACCCAAGACATACTTAAAGCCATTGAAGAAGTGCTTAAAAGCGTTAATAGAAACCTGGTGCAGTAATGGCCGTATTTATTCCAATCATCTCAGAGTTCAATTCCAAAGGTATTGATAAAGCAAAAAAAGAGTTTGCATCTTTGGAAGGCGTGGGCCAGAAGGCTCAGTTTGCATTAAAGAAAGCAGCTGTGCCCGCCGCTGCCGCTGTGGGCGCTCTTGGCGTTGCAGCCTTTGACGCCGCCAAAGGTGCTATCGAAGATGCCGCCGCGCAAGAGCTACTAGCCAAAAGCATCAGCAAAAATACCAATGCCACTGATAAGCAAATTAAAGCTAATGAAGATTGGATTGCCCAGCAGGGAAAGCTTCTAGGTGTCACGGATGATGAGCTACGGCCAGCACTGGCAAAACTGGTAACCCAGACAGGCTCATTAGAAAAAGCCCAGCAAGGCGCTTCACTGGCTATGGACATTGCGGCCGCCACTGGTAAGCCCCTTTCTGCAGTTACTGACGCAATGGCCAAGGCGTATGGCGGTAATACCAAAGCGCTTGCCAAGTTAGACCCAAAGCTTAAAGACCTGATTAAGGGCGGCCTAGACGCTGAGGGCGCTATGAGCGTGCTGGCTGACACTTTCGGAGGTGCAGCAACTACCAAAGCCAACACTGCACAAGGGCAATTTCAGCGCCTCCAGGTATCGCTTGCAGAAACTAAAGAAACTATCGGCGCTGCGCTATTGCCAATCATTGAAAAAGTGTTGCCATTCCTAACTAAATTGGGCGATTGGGCCAGCAAAAATACTGGCGTTTTCTTAATTGTCGCTGGCGTCATTGGTGGCATTGCTGCAGCAGTGCTCCTGGTTAATGGCGCTATGACCGCTTGGGCAGCCATTACCACGGCTTTTACAGCTGTGCAGGCCGCCTTTAATGCAGTTATGGCCGCTAATCCAATTGTTTTAATTGTTATTGGAATTGGTCTACTGGTTGCTGCGCTCATCATTGCCTATAAGAAATTTGATGGTTTTCGCGCTGTAGTCGATTCTGTTTTCAAATTTATTAGCTCTGCAGTTAGTGGAAGCATTGACCTGATTAAAGGTTATTTCTCCACAGTGCTCGGCTTCTATAAGTCAATTTTTAACGGCATTGCCAGCCTTTGGAATAACACCATAGGCAAGCTTTCTTTTAAGGTGCCTGGCTGGGTGCCTGGGCTCGGGGGTAAGGGCTTTGATGTCCCTAATATCCCAATGCTCGCAGCGGGTGGAATTGTCACCAGCCCCACTCTTGCCATGATTGGCGAGGCAGGCCCAGAGGCCGTAATACCACTGTCAAAGATGGACAATATGGGTGGCAATAATGTGACCATCCATGTAAACGGCGGCGACCCTCAAAGCGTAGTTAATGCGCTGCGTACTTACATGAGGCAAAATGGCTCTGTCCCTATTCGAGTAAGCAACATCTATTAGCCATGGCTTTACAGTCCTACAGCGTTTCCTACTCAACGGATGGCACAAGTTTTACAGCGCTAACTAATGTGCAAAACATAAACATCAGTAGTGGTGTTTCTGCACAATTAGACCAAATACGAGCTTCCACAGCATCTATAGATATTCGCTATCCCACTGGCTACGCCTCACCCATAACAGCGTTAAAAAGCGGCACATATCTTTTAGTGAAAAATAACACTGTGCCAGCATCTGCCTATGACTTGTGGCTTGGCAAAATTGCGGATGTTACGGCCCAATACGGTATTCCCTATGTCAGTAATGTTGGCCAGGCTGACTTTTTAAACATTACGGCAGAGGGCTTTTTTGCTGATTTAGGCCGCATGAATGGCAATGGTTATTCAATGGCGGCTGGCACATTGCCTAGCCAGATGACATCTGCTGGCACCCAGACTGGCCTTTCTATTGGGTGGCTGGGTTCAGTTACTCAGCAGGGAGCGGCAACCACTGTTTCTGGCACCTGGGCAGATTGGTTAGCTCGTACGGCCCTATCTAATAACGCGCGCTTGTGGGATGGTCTTTCTACTGGTTCTTACGATGTTGCTATTGTGTCGCCTTTTAATTCGGCAGTCACTGAGTACAACTTCAGCGATACCCCGACAGGTAATGACCAGATTTATGACCAAATTAATTTTGAAAGCCTGAGCGATAACTACTACACACAAGTAACAGTTTCTACAGAGTCTTTCGGTAGCTCTACTGTCACTGACGCTGGGGCAAGTGTTCCCTACCGCACTTACGAGGTAAACACGATTAATGCAAGCTCAGGGCAAGCCACAGACTTTGCTAATTATCTTTTGAATAATTACAAAACGCCCCGCCTAGCAATTAGCAGCATTTCAGCGCGGGCAGAAGCCCAGCCATCTTTCAAGCTTGACAAACTGGTTACTGGTTCCACCATTGCCAATTACCCTGGCCAAACAATTAGCGTCACTTTTAGAGGCACTACTTATGTTTGCATTATCGAAGGCGTCACTATGTCGGCCACTCCTGATGGCACTCGTTTTACCTTTGCTCTTTCAGGTGCTGACTTAAACGCTTATTTAATTCTTGGAAATACGACTTTCGGAACGCTCGACAACAATAAGTTAGGATATTAATTATGGCTACTCCAACTAACCTCCCAGCCGCTTTTAATACTGGCGCTGTTTTAACTGCAGCGCAAATGAATAACTTGCGCGGTGCATTTCGCATTCTTCAAGTTGTTCAAGTTTCAACAACAACCCAAACAAATAGCACATCTACCACTTTTGCAAATACTGCACTGTCTGCGGCCATTACTCCACAATCAAACACGAGCAAAATTTTGGTGGTAGTCAATGGCTCCGCGTTTGCAAGTAACGCTGGCACAGACGCATCAGTGAGAGTCGTACGAGACCTCAGCGGAATAACCGTGCTTTCTACTATGAGTGCTGCGTATTCAACCGCTGGCGGTGTGACTGGTTGTTACAGTTTTGCATTTTTAGACAGCCCCGCAACAACCTCGGCAATTACTTATCGCACCCAATTAGCTCGTGCCACTGGAACTGGTATTGCCTACGATGAAGTTAACGGCTCTACTACCACTATTACATTGTTTGAGGTTTCCGCATGATTACCGACCCAATTGCAGACCTGCTTATCAACGCAGGCTTTACCGATGGCTGGGCACTGTCTGACGGCGTGCTCATTCTTTGGGAACATGACCAAGACCCACCAGCACCACTAGAGCGCCCCAATGAAACGCCTCCTGCTGACTCTTAGCCTTGTCGCCGTCCTTGCAGGATGCGCAGACCGCATTAGGGAAAACTGCAACACCACAAAAGCAAACGGCACATTTGAAAGGCGCTGCCCATGAAACCAGAAAACCGCCTCAGCAATGAGGAAATAAAAGCCCGCCTAATCCTCGTAGTAGGTATCGGCCTAACCGTGTCTTTTGTTATGGCCATTGCATCACTTATTTTTGGCTTGCTATTCGTGGTGCAACCCACAGAGCAGAGCCCTAATGACGCTGAAGCCTGGGGAGTGCTAAGCCCTATGCTTATGACTCTTGCAGGCGGCCTTATCGGACTACTTGCAGGCAACGGACTCAAAGACAAGCCGAAAGACCCGCCGACACCATGAGCAACCGCCCATATCCCTATTACCCAGTTACTGAGCCAGGAAAAGGCAAACTTGCTGGTACTGAAAAATTTGTTCAGCTGTGCCAAAAGCGTTGGGGCTTTACCAATTTGGGCACTTTCGTGGTGCGCAATATGCGCGGCAAAAAAACACTGTCTGTGCATAGCCTTGGCGTGGCTGGGGATATTGGCTATCCAGCCACCAGAGATGGCCGAGCAAAAGCAAAGCAGGCCTGGGATTGGTTTCTAGAACACTCAGAAGCACTCGGCCTATGTGAATTGCACGATTACAGCTTTGGCGAATTTGGTAGGGGTTACCGCTGTTCTCGTGGCGAGGGCGCAAAGGGCGTGAAGGTTTACCAAAACGTTGCAGAAAGCGCAGGCTCAGGCGGTGCCTGGTTGCATTTTGAAATTTCAATGGAAATGGCCACAGACGCCAAAAAACTAGAAGAAGTCTGGCGCTCACTGCCAAAGCCTCCAAAGCTTTAAAGAACTGCTGCGCCGCCTTCCGAACTTGGCGCGCAGCCGAGGTGGTGGGGGTTGTTCACCTTTTTCCAATTCCCACCACCGCCCCCCTCGCTTGTGTATAGTTCACGTGGGCGCTCGGAACGCTCAAGAAAGGTGAATTATGACGCGACTTACTAACGGCTATGAGCCCCGCTTT